CCTCTGAATCTTTTCGGCATCGTAGGGAATGAGCATTTCTCCGATTTTGGAAACCAAACAACCGTTTGTATTGATGGTCTTGAGACACAGCATTTGATAGAGAACAACATAGTTGGCACCGTCTGGCTGGCTCATAAGATAGTCAATTTCATCCGATGACATGAAACTATCTTTGAGCTTTATCCAGTAATACCGTTTACCAGTTGCCATCAATGAACCTCCTTAGAACGGCAGATCATCGGCATCGTCCAGAACCGAGAAATCATCGTCACTGCCCTGAGAAAAGCTCTGGCTGACCTGAACATTGCCGGGATGATCGGCCGCCCCCTGCCACTGCTGGCGCTGGCTCTGGGTGGCGAAGCCCATCTGCTGGGGCTGCTGATTCTGATAGGGCGGCTGCTGGTAGCCCGGCGGCGGTGCCTCACCGCCATCATCCACTCGCTGCTCCGTTTTTGGGCCGCAAAAGTGAATCTTCTGGACCACAAACTCGGTGGCGGTGCGCTTCTGACCGTTCTTGTCTTCGTAGGAGCGGGTCTGGCACTGGCACTCCACAAGAGCCGTGCTGCCCTTTCGGAAATACTGGCAAACGAACTCTGCCGTTTTACGCCATGCCACGAAATTCAGCCAATCGGTAGCCCGTCGGCCATCCTGACCGACATTGTCCCGGTCAACGGCCATGCGAAAACTGGCAACTGTCAAGCCGCTCTGTGTGGTCCGCATTTCAGGATCAGCGGCGAAGCGGCCCTGAAATGTGCAATTATTCAGCATCGGTGTCCTCCTGCTTGGTAATCAGCTCCGGATGAACTGCAAGCATCAAATCCAGCACAAAGTTACCAATGTCATAAACGCTGCCGCCTGCACCCTTGTGATAAATGAGGCTGAGTTCGGCCTGCTTCTGGATCAGTTCCTTGTACTCCTCAACCGGGATAGCGATGGTCTGGACGTTCAAATCTTCCATAACTGGTTCCTTTCTTCTCGCATGATGCGGACCACCTTGCGGCACTGGTCCACATCGAACATTCCAATATGCGTAAATTCAATCGGGGTGCCCATCTTCTCGGACAGCCAGCGGTAGGCCTCATTCCGGCGGCCACGGTAGGGACCGTATTTCCAGAGCGGGTCAAATGCTGCATGAGCTGCCTTTTTCCAGTTGCGCAACTCCGAATTTGCCAAGCGGCCAAGGGGTTTGTCAGACCCCTTGTGTACGCCGACATAGGCACCGCAGCGAGGGCAGAGGTAAATCATGCCGAAGCTGTGGCCGTGGTAAACCACCGAACTGTCTACGAAGTCTGCGGGCGTTCCGCAGTAGTCGCAGATGACGATTCGGCCTTTCATCGTGACCATTCCTCCTTGTACCGGGCCAACTGCTCCGGGGTATCCGTCTCGATACCCAGAGCCTTGGCTTCATCAATCGCACCGTCAATCAGGTGTGAAAATTCTTTCGTGTCCATCTTGCTGGTGTCCTTGTAAACCAAGTAGCAGTTGAACCATTTTCCGTCCTCTTCCCGCACATCAAAGCAGCGGGTGTATTTGTAGAGGTCGTGAACATCCACGCTGACCGGAAGTTTGAAGCCCACGGTGCAGCCATCCTTATCTCTCGCAACCGTGCCGTAGGCCACAACCAGCCGCTCTTTCACAAGGTCGTCCGATTCGCCAGTTTCGGCGGCGATCTTGTTGACCAGAACATGGAAGTAGGCGTTTGCACTGTGGCTGCGCTTGTTGCGGTGCTTCTTGATTTCAATGTCCAGCAGCGGCTCCTGATTCAGCTTGTCCCACAGACTTCGGAAATCAGAATCAACTTCCAGCGTGATACGCTGCTTGCGGTTCAGGCTGAAGCTCATATCCACCAGCCGCCCGGTCATAAGGCTTTCCAGTGTTCTTTGAACACATCCATCAGACCGAAAGCATCCAGCCAGTCGAAAAAGTCCGCAATGATGGGGCAAATGTCAGGCGTTTCATCCCGGCGATAGCACTCTGTCCAGACATCCATGCCGTTGCTGACAAGGTAGGAGAACGTCTGGGCCTCCGGGATCAGCAGCATATAGGTAGGATGCTGGGTGCTGGAATAGAACTTTCCGCGCTCGTAGCCCTTGCTGAACTTGATGTCGTAGATGGTGCCGGCTTTCAGGGCATCGAGGCGACCATACAGAACCACATCCATGCCGCGTACCTGAATCTTCCGGCGGGCTTTGAACTGCAGTTGCCCGCCATTGACGATGGCAGCAATCTGCCCGGCAGCCCAGCTCCACGGATTGTTGGGGTCATCGTGGCCGTTGACAATGGCAGTCACGAGGTTCTCAAAGTCGATGCCGTTCTGCATGGCCTCTGTGCGAGGTGTAGGTTCACGTTTCAGAACCAGCATGAATTCCGCCAGAGGGTCGCCCTCGGTGGTCAAATCCTCGTAGGGATTCTCCCGGATAAGGTGCAGCCACGAGGACAGCAGCGAGTGAGTAATGAGGTATGCAGCCATTTACTGCGCCTCCTCTGCGGATTTGGGAACGTACTTGACCGCGTTGGAATCGAATGCCAGACCGAGGGCAGCGATTTTGGCTTTCCACATAGCGTTCAGTTCCCGGCTGGAAGTCAGGTGATGCTGCAAGCCCTTGAACGGCTGCATAGCGGCATTGGCGGTGTCTGCATCCTTGATGCCAGCAATGATTTTGCTGCCCTCCTGCATAACCTGTTCGTACGCCTCGTTCTCCTTGGCGTTTGCAGCTACTTCCTCGGCGGCCTTGCTGTTGTACTCCTCGAACAGCTTGGTCAGGAAGTCGTTCTGGCTGCCGGGAGTGAGGGCCGGAATCTTGTAGATGCCGTGGATGCCACGGGTGCCTTTGGCGAAATACTTCTCGCAGTTGGAGAAGCCAATGGTGCGGTCGTTGCCGTACATCTCCACGAAGCCGCCCAGATCCATAGGCTCCCAGACGTTGTTCTTGGTCTGACCCTCGACCTTGATGCGGAGGCGGGTGTTGTCGCCATCCTTTTCCTCGGTGGCGTGGAAAACGACCACGATGTTCTTCTTCAACTCATAGAAGCAGTAGTCCATCAGCCGAACGAACTCACGACCTACGAAGCCGTAACCTTTGAGGGACAGGCTGCCATCACGCTGGCCGTACTTGGGGTTCTGCTTGATAGCCCACAGGCCCATCAGGGAAATCAGCTTACCGGCGGTATCAAACACCAGCGTCTCAAAGTCGTTGAGGTTCTCCGGTTTCAGGTCGTTCAGGATCTCGTCATAGCTGCGGGGCTGGATGTACGGCATACGATACCGGGGCTCGATGCGGTCAATGCCGAAATCACAGTCGATGTGCAGCGGACGGGGTGCGGACAGGGCCAGAGTGGACTTGCCGATGCCGGGGTAGCCAGCAATCAGCATACGGATTTTCTTTGCGCCATCCTGAATGTCGTTGGGATTGCGAATCATAATGTTTACTCCTTTTCTCTTGGTGGGTTTACTTGTGGAACATAACGGTCTTGCCAGTGGTACGGTTCAGAAGAACCATGTGATCCGGGGCATCCCGGACGCAGAGGTACAGGCGGGAATCCCATCCCTGTGCAGAAAGGGCTTCTTTC